CGAACAGCGAGAAGATCTCTTAATTTATTGTTTGCTGATTGGGCAAACCGTGGTCTTAACAGGTGGACTATAAGGCAAGTTACTCAAACAGTAGCTTCTGGAATTACAGAATACCCTGTTGGAGAAATATCTCTGTCTGTAGCAGCTAGCGGAAGTTTTACCATAGGTGAAACTATTACAGGTGGCACAAGTTCTGCTACAGCTTCTGTAATTACTAAACCAACCGCTACTTCTATGACTATAACGGTGCCCTCTGGAACGTTTTCAGTTTCTGAAACCATAACAGGGTCCTCAAGTAGTGCTACAACTACTGTTTCTGCTGCTGTTTCATTAACGACAGCGCAATCAACGATAGATATTTTATCGGCTGTTCTAAGGAGGAGTAATGAGGATATATCTATTTCTAGGATTAGTAGGGATGATTATCTTTCTATACCAAATAAAACAACTACTGGAAGGCCTAACCAGTACTATGTAGATAGATTGATAACCCCGGTTATGAAAATATGGCCTTCACCAGAAAACAGTACGGATCAAATAATTTTTGACCGACTTGTTCGCATAGATGACGCAGACGCTTCTGTTGACACGCTTGAAATTCCTTTTAGGTTTTATCCTTGTTTAACGGCTGGTCTTGCTTATTACATCTCCCTTAAAAGAGCTCCTGATCGTGTTCAACTTTTAAAAGGTTTGTATGAAGAAGAATTTAATAGAGCTGCTGAAGAAGATAGAGATAAGGTTAATTTAAGTTTAGTCCCTTCTTTTACTTTTATAAGTGGTACTTAATTATGGGTAAATTTGCTTCAGGTAAATATGCGTTAGGAATATCTGATAGGTCTGGTGCGGCTTATAAATTAAGGGATATGAGAAAAGAATGGACAGGGATGCTTGTTGGTTTTGATGAATGGGAGCCGAAACAACCACAACTTAGGCCTCGGAAAGTTCCTGCTGATCCACAAGCTTTAAGAAACCCCCGTCCCGATAGAACAGCACCTTCTGTTACGGTTTTGCTACAAAACGACCCTTTTAAATCCGGTAATTCTGGAACAAGTGTCATAACCGTTACAGAACCAGGTAATGGTAGGTCTACAGGTGATACGGTTAGGTTTAGGTCAACTGAAAATTTTGATGGGTTTACGTCAAGTGTTTTAGAAAATTCTTCTGGTTATTCTATAACTATAGTTACTGAATCAGACGGATCTGCTAGTACTTCTCGGTACACTTTTGACGTAAGCAGTAGCGGATCTTCTGAAACAGCTTCTCAAGGCAACGTTGAAGGGGGTGGCGGGACAGCTTCTGCTGGACCTGTTACGGTGAGTGCGTAAAATGGCTTATACTTATACAACATTAAAAACAGCTATTCAAGATTACACAGACAATGCTGAAACTACCTTTGTTAGTCAATTAGACAGGTTTATTTTAAATTCAGAAGAAAGAATTTTAAAAGAATGTCAATTAGACGTTTTTCGTAGGAACGTTGAAGGAAGTGCCGCTACAGGAAACAAATTTTTAACTAAACCAGATGATTTTTTAGCTTCTTTTTCTTTAAGTGTTGTAAATAGTTCAAGCAATGAATTTTTATTAAATAAACACGTTACTTTTATACAAGATTTTACTCCTAATCCTGCTACAACAGGCGTTCCTCAATATTACGCTGATTTTTCGGACACCGCTTTTATATTAGCACCTACGCCAGATTCAAATTACACAATGGAGTTGCATTATTTTTACCGCCCAACTTCTATTACAGCGAGTTCTGACGGACAAAGTTGGCTTGGAACCAATGCTGAACTTGCTTTATTGTACGGAGCCTTAGTAGAAGCGTACACTTTTATGAAAGGAGACGCGGATTTATTAAGTTTGTACAACAACAGGTTTGTAGAAGCTATTCAATGGCTGAAAATTTTAGGTGAAGGACGACAAACAAGAGATGAGTATTCTTATGATGAAGTAAGAAAGGATATTCCTTAATGTTTACGACTAATGGAGAAAGTAATTTAAGTGCTGTTAACGTATTTACTTCTATGGACAGAGGTCATACACCCGAACAATTAGCTGAAATGGCTTTAAATAAGATTATAGACATTAACGAAAAAGCTCCTCCTGTTATAAAGGAACAAGCTTTGATTTATAAAGATAGACTAAGAGATATTTTGCTTTATTATATGAAAAGTATGGCAAAAAGTGAGCGAACAACTATTTGGGCCTTGATGAAAAAACAAGGTCACGAGGATATTGCGGAGATTATAAGGAGACTTTGATATGGCTATTAACCAAGCAATGTGTGGATCTTACAAACGGGAGGCTATAGCAGGTATTCATTTTTGGCTGTCTCATTCACGAACAGGTTCTAGTTCCATTGGAGCGGATACTTTTAAAATAGCTTTGTTTACTTCAAGTAGAAGTGATGCAAACGAGGATTTAACCCAGTACACAACGTCTAATGAAATAAGTGGCACTGGATACACCGCTGGTGGGGAAGCTTTAAGTAGTGTTACTTGCGGTTTAAGTGACAACAGTAGTTCTGTCCCAACAGCTTTTTTAGATTTTGCAAATACTACTTGGTCTAGTTCAACAATAACAGATGCTAGGTGTGCAATTATATATAACTCTACGTTAAGTACGGCTGGAAGTGGTGGTACTGTTACACACGCAGCTAACCCTAGCGTGGCTGTTTTAGATTTTGGCGGGAATAAATCTTCTAGTTCTGGAGATTTTACTATTCAATATCCTGCTAATGATGCTAATAATGCAGTTATTAGGATAGCTTAGATGGCACTTGTTACGGGATGGGGAAGAAGTACATGGGGCAGCGGAACTTTTGGTGAAGCTTTACCTGTAACAGTAACTGGAGTATCTGCTGCATCAGCTACTGGTTCAGAAACGGTAGTAACAACAGCCAGTATTACTGTTGAAGTTACTTCTGTAGTAGCTCAAGGTAAAACAGGAAGTGTAGGAAAAGGGGCGGCTTTTAGTGTAACAGGGGTATCAGCAAGTACAGCAATAGAACGTCCTAACGTTTGGAGCAATATCGGTACTGCTAGCGGAACAATTTGGATAGATATAGCAGCATAGGAGCAATATAGGAGCAATATTATGGCATCTTCATTTACAACAAATTACGGGTTTGAAGAGATTGCTACAGGTGAACAATCGGGAACTTGGGGTGCAACCACAAACTTTAACTACGATATTTTAGACCGGATAGCTTCTTATAAAGCTGTTGGTCTTTCTGGAAGCACTCACACACTAACAGTAAGAGAAGCTTCTCCTGGATCAGGTACGGAAAATCTTCAAGATGGTATGTACCGCGTGATTAAATTTACTGGTGCGCTTGGTGCTGACAATACGGTTACTGTAGCTCCAAACACAACCGCAGCTTATTTTATAGTAGAAAACGCTACCACTGATTCTGGATCTTCTGGTCCTTACAACGTAATTGTAAAACAAGGAAGTGGTGCTACTGTTACTGTTCAAAATGGTAAAAACGCTATTGTTTATTGTGACGGAGCAGGGTCAGGAGGAGCAGTAACAGATGCTTTAGCTGATTTACAAATAGGTACTTTAGAGGTTACAGGAGTCGCTGCGATAGATGGTGCGGCTACGTTAGGAAACTCTCTTTCTGTTGCGACTACTTCAACGTTAACAGGTGCGGTAACAGCATCGGCTGGTGTTACTGCTGCAAAAGAAGATAGCGGTACGAACACTGTACTTAACACCGTTGATGTAAAAAGAACATCAACTGGTACGCCTGCTGCTGGTATAGGTGCTGGTGTTCAGTTTACAACTGAAACGTCTGCTAGTAACAATGAAATAGGAACAGTTATTGAGTCTGTAACCACTGATGTAGGAAGTGGTTCAGAAGATTTTGATATTGTTTTTAAAAACATGGCGGCTGGGGCTACCGCCGCTGAAAAAGCAAGATTAACAAGTACAGGTGCTTTGTCAGCTGAAGGTGGAATAACTTCTAAAATAGAAGATTCAGGAACCAACACAGTTATTGATGGTTTGACTGTACAGAGAACAAGTTCTGGAACACCTGCCGCTGGAATTGGAGCAGGGTTAGCTTACACAGTAGAAACAGCCGCTGGCAACAATGAAATAGGTGCTACAATAGACGCAGTTACTACTGATGTGTCTGGTGGATCTGAAGATTTTGACCTTACTTTTAACCTTATGGCAGGTGGTTCAGCCGCAGCTGAAAAAATGAGGTTAGAATCTACAGGTTAT